ACAGGAAAAGTTGATTTTTCATCTGGAGAATTAGCTTATACTTCATATAAAGGTTCTTTAAAGTCTTTTAAATTTGCAATTCAATCTAATTATATATTAGAAAAAAGAATACACCCAACACAAAAACCTGTTGCATTATATAAATGGTTACTTGATAAATATGCAAAGCAAGGAGATAAGATATTAGATACTCATTTAGGTTCTGGTTCAATAGCAATAGCTTGTCACGATTACGGATTTGATTTAACTGCCTGTGAATTAGATACTGAATATTACGAAAAGGCACTAGATAGATTAAGTAAACATCAAATGCAACAAAGTTTATTTTAATGCAGATATTTCTACCTAACCCACACGCAAACCAACAAAGAATCTTAGAATGTGATAAGCGTTTTAGGGTAGTTATGTGTGGTCGTAGATTTGGTAAGTCAGAACTATCACAGATACTTTCTGTTACATATGCCGTTAAAGGTCTTTCTGTGGCTTATATAACCCCTACTTATGGACTAGCTAAGGTTTTCTTTTCTAAGCTAACTGAATCCCTAGACCTGCCAAAAAACAAGTCTGACCTTAAAATAGATTTCCCTAATGGTGGGCAGGTAGAATTCTTCACAGGTGAACGACTAGATAACCTTAGAGGTCGTAAATTCCATTTGGTTATTATAGATGAAGCATCCTTTATACCTGACCTAGAATCAGGATGGCAGAACAGTATCAGACCAACCCTTACTGATTACAAAGGGAAGGCAATTTTCTTATCTACTCCTAGAGGCAAAAACTATTTCTATAGCCTGTTTATGAAAGAGGGTGAAACTGATTGGGCATCCTTTAAATTTACTAGCTATGACAATCCTTTTATAGACCCACAGGAAATAGATGATGCTAGGATGCAACTGCCAAATGTAGTATTTGAGCAGGAGTATATGGCTAACCCTTCAGAGAATAGCGCAAACCCATTTGGAAATAAGTTCATTCAAGATTGTATAAGACCAATTAGCAGTCAACAAATAGTAGCATTTGGGATTGACCTTGCAAAGTCTGTTGACCATACGGTGATAATAGGTCTTGATAATAATGGCAATGTGGCTTACTTTGACAGGTATCAAATGGATTGGCATAACACTAAGGAGAATATAAAGAGGCTGCCTAAATGTCCTATATTGGTAGATAGCACAGGAGTAGGTGACCCTATCCTAGAGGACTTACAAAGGGAAGGCATTGCAATAGAAGGTTTAAAGTTTACGAGTTCTAGTAAGCAGCAACTAATGGAGGGTCTTGCAACTGCCATCCAACAGGGCAGAATAGGATTTCCTGAAGGCGCAATCACAAATGAATTAAAGGTCTTTGAATATCAGTTTACTGCCAATGGGGTTAAGTACTCTGCACCATCAGGATTCCACGATGACTGCGTTATGGCATTGGCTTTAGCGTGGTCTAACTTTAGCATTAGAAGGGGGTCAGGTAGGTATGCATTCCTATAGTTACCGTTCATCAGCTTTATTTGCCGTTCATCACAAAGTCTAAAAATAGTTTACAAAATGTTTGGAATGTGTATATATCTTACACTATCTTTGATTTATCAAACAAACCAATATGAAAAAAGAAAACACACAAGCAATAATGATTCTTATATTCGCATTCTTAGTAGTTGCGATATATCAAAACATTTAATATGAAACACGCAAGTTTATTCTCAGGGATAGGTGGATTTGATTTGGCTGCTGAATGGGTAGGTTGGGAAAACATATTTCATTGTGAATGGAATCCATTTGGTCAACAAGTTCTTAAACATCATTTTCCAAATTCAATAAGTTACAATGACATCACAAAAACAGACTTTAAAATACACGCAAATAAAATTGATGTTCTCACAGGTGGATTCCCTTGCCAACCATATTCATCAGCAGGAAAACGACTTGGGAAAGCCGATGAAAGACATCTCTTTCCTGAAATGCTTAGATGTATTAAAGAAGTCAAACCCAAATGGATTATTGGCGAAAATGTTCGTGGACTTGTTAGTTGGGGGGGGGGGTGGTATTCAACGAAGTGTACGATGACTTGGAAAGCGAAGGCTATGAAGTCCAATCGTTTCTTATTCCTGCTGCAAGTGTCAATGCACCACACCAAAGATATAGAATTTTCTTTGTCGGATTTAAAAACAATGATGATAAAAACACCAACTGCATCAGACAAAAATGGGGGTTGCACGAGAGGCAATCCAAAAATGCAAATGGGGAGCAGTTTAGTAAATCAAATGCATCATATATGCAAAACTCAACGTGGAAAGACTTCCCAACTGAATACCCGATTTGTAATGGAAACAATGGGATTTCCGAAAAATTGGACAGAATTACCTTTTCAAAATGGAGAAGCGAATCAATTAAAGCAGCAGGAAACGCAATAGTTCCACAAGTAGCATATCAAATATTTCAGGCTATTAATGAGTTTGAAATGCAAAACATTTAAGAGCATAGACCACCTCAAGAAATTTTTAATATTAAAACAAAACAAATATAGTAATTTGGGTACTTGGGGTGGTTTTATTAAACAAACGCTATGAAAGGAAACAACTACACAATCAGTCAGGAATACTTAACAAGGCTTGAAAATGAATGCCTAATAGAGAAGATAGCTAAACTAGAAAAGGAATTAGCACAAAAGGAATTAGCTATTAAGATGCTTAAAAAAGACCTAGAACCATATACTGATGAAAAAAACAAAAGGCAAGAGTACATAGAAAGAAGGGATAAAATAGATGAAAAGATTAATCAAATGATTTATAACTTTCATAATAAGCAACAATGAAGCAACTAATATTTACATACGAACTATTAAAGTTTATACTATTTAGCGTACCATTAGCTTGTTTAGTATTAATAATTGCAGTATCTTTATCTAAAATTAAGGCAGTATGTGGGACAAAATAAACGTATGGCAGTATCAACAGATTTATAATGTCATAAACACAAAAGACAAAAACGATACTGACTTAGATACAGATGTAAAGCTAATTGCAATAGTCAATAATATGACAGAGATGCAAATAGATAGCCTACCATTAAACAAGTACGCAGAGTTAAAAGAAACAATATTCTTTCTTAATGAGCCTATAATTGGCAAAGCGGTCAAGTATATAACTATTTCTAAAAGCAAAAGGTACAAGATTAATTATAATGTTAGCAAGATGCCATTCGCAAGATACATTGAAAGCAAAGTATTTACCGAAGATTTATATGGCAACCTACATAAGTTAGCAGCTACTATGGTAATTCCGCAAGAACGAAATATGCTAGGCTTTTGGGTTAACAAACCATATGATGCAAGTAAGCATAAAGAGTATGCAGACGATATGTTAGAAGCAAAATTTATAGACGTATATCACTCGTTGGTTTTTTTTTATCAAGTATACAGAAATTGGATAGAAGTTTCACAGGTTTATTTGGAGAACAAGATGGTGGAAGCAGGGATGAAACAAACGGAAGCGAAAGAGGTGGTAGCAAGTTTATGCAGTATTTTGGATGGCAATATAGCACCAAACTTATTGCCGAGTACGAAAATTGCAAAGTTAGCGAAGCATATGAACTTAGCACAATAGAGTGTTTAAACATACTATCCTATCTAAAAGCAAAAACAGATTTTGACAACGAGCAGATTAAAAAGATAAGATAGTTTTTATATTGGATTTTTGGTTTACTTCCCCATCCCTAAAAAGGTGGGGATAGTTATTTTTATGATATAACACTATTTATTGGTATGAGCATTACAAGAGAACAGGCAATAGCATTAGGGGAAGGATTCCTAAATACAATAGGCGAAGAGCCTATGAAGCCTAATGCGCTTCCTGTTGCAGAAAGGTTGCTAAAAGACTTTGGTGCAGACTTTATATTACAGGCTCAAAAAAACTTACGAGCAAACAATTCGATTGCTTCAGGTGCGATTAATGATATAAGAATGTCTGTCACTAAATTTGGTACAACATATACATTATCAATTGGTTATCCTAAAAGTGAACCTGCATCTAAGTATTGGGATTTTATAAACAAAGGGGTTAAAGGTACAAAAAACATAAAGGCAGATTCAAAGACACCCTATAAGTTTAATACTGCTAAAAATAGCATACCTATTTCTGCAGTAGAAAAATGGTTAGGGTATAATAAACTTAAAGCCGTATCTGTAAAGCCTTACAGAAAGCTAGGTGTTGAAGGTAAGGCAATAGATGCAAAGAAGTCTTTAGCTTATGTTATAGCTAGGTCAATACATAGAAAGGGAATAAGGTCAACACATTATTTTGATAATGCGCAAAAGGCTACCTTTGGAAAGAACTTCTACGAAGTTATGGAGGCTGCACTAGGTAAAGATATACAAATTAAAATTAGACAAATCGGTAAAGAAATAAAAAATGGCAATAACAATTCAAAGTAGTCCTGCTCCTTATTCAAGTATGCACGATGACTTATGGTATGTATCAAGTTCAAATTTAGTGAATGCAGCAGGAGTTACTGCATTTAAGTTTGTTTATGATGTTTACGTTAATGGCGCACAGGTAAGTAGAACAAAGGTATATCCATCGCCATCTGCAGAAGGTAGCTATGGAGTATTTAACGCATCTCCAATGGTAAGGGCATTTGTTACTAACTACTTTGAGCCATCAGGTAGTTCTATTTTAGTTGCATCTAATGACAAGATAAAAGTTAATTCTACAATACAGGTAGGCGAAGAATATGCAAGTGGTGGTGGTAACTTAGTAACTTATACAAATTTAGCATCAGGCGCATTAAGTTCTTATAACTATTACCCACCATTATTTGCCGACATTCTATTTGTTAATAGCAATACTCCTTTAGTTTTATCTGATTATTATGATAACCTATTATTAGAGAACTTTACAGATGATTGGATTACAGAGAGAGACTTAGACAATATAACAATAGAGTATGGAGACAATTTTTATGCAACATATTTTAAGGTTACAGCAGGTACATATTCGGCTTGGATAGAATCCGTTAATGAATCAGGCGCAATTACAGATACTGCTAGTGGTAACATTACATTTTCAGGGGAAATGAATTTATTTAATTGTCAAGCAGGGCATATTAATACTTTTGCAGGTAGAACTATAATTACAGAGAACACTTATGGATACAATGTTTATTTAAAAAGAGGGGTCGCAATATCTAGGAAGCTACAATTTAAACAAAAGTGCTATCCTAAATACAAGCAGTATAACTTGCACTTCTTAAATAGATTAGGCGGTTGGGATACAATGAAGTTTGCCCTAGTTAACAAGAGGTCGACAAGTGTACAGAGAGCATCATATAGACGCAATGACTGGCAGCTAACAGGCAATACGATGAGTAATATCGATTCATATAATAAGTACAATGAGACTACTCTAAATTACGCTATTCAGCATAAGGATATGTTTCATCTTATTTCGGATTGGGTAAGTCAACAAGATTACGAATGGTTAGCACAATTATTTGCAAGTACTATTGTATATATGGAAGTACAAGGTGCATACTTCCCTGTTACAATTAGCAGCACTAATTACGAGTATAAGCTAGAAAGTTCGGACAAGCTATTTAACTTTGAAATAGATATTGAGGTTGGTAAATATATAACAAGTCAATTTAGATAATGATTAGTACAGAGATATATATTGAGGATTACAAATTAGACTTATTGCAAGATATAAGTACAGAGTTTAATTATTCTATTGATGATGTTAATGATTTTGGCAGTAGGAATACATCATATTCTAAGACCATTAATATTTCAGGAACTGCAATTAACAATAGAATATTTGGCTTTGTATTTGACTTAGGTAACGCAAACTTTACAGATAATGAATTGCCTAATGTTAACTATAACTTTAACGCATCAAAGTCAGCTCAATGTAGAATATTTATTGATAAGGTGCAGATATTTAAAGGCACATTAAGAATACTAGAAATAGTAATTGATGATAAGACTATCGAGTATCAGTGTTCTGTATTCGGTGAACTAGGTGGGTTTATAAATACACTAGGTAATAAAAGATTAACAGACTTGGATTTTAGCGACTATGACCATACTTACAATATAGCTAATATTAAAGCTAGTTGGGAAGTATCAGGTGCAAGAGGTGATAATAATAGCGCAGCATATGGCACAGGTTATTTCTATCCTTTACTAGATTACGGAAATGTAAGCACTGACAAAGTTAACTTTCAGGTAACTGCATATAGACCTGCTTTGTTTTTATCAGAGTATTTACAAAAGATATTTGCAGGTACAGATTATACTTACTCATTAGATTTGTTAACAGGTGACCAAAACTTATTTAATAGAATTGTTATACCTCATAATCAAATTAATTTAACTAAGACAACAGGGACTTTAAATGTAGCTACAAGAACAACAGAGCAAATAATTACAGGAACAAGTCTATATAGATTTACAACAGTTACAGGTTCAGGGTTAGTTCCAAGCGGTTCAAATAGCGTATTCACATATACAGGTACAGTTTCTACAACCTTAAAAATGATTTATTCATTTAGCGGTGATGCAACAAGTGGTGTTTTTTATATATTAAAAAATGGTTTAAGCGTATATGAATCAAATTTTGTAGGCTCAGTTGGAGAAGGTGGCGAGTTTGAATTGTTAATGAATACAAACGATGCAATTAGTTTTAGGTTTACAAATACTGCACCTAATAGAGATGACCCACCTGTTACAATAACAGAAGGTGAAGTATCGTTTTTTTCAGAGGCACTTGTGCCTGTTAATGTTGCGTATGGTGATGCATTAATTATTAATGATACAATACCAAAAGGTATATTTCAAAGGGACTTCTTTTTAAGCATAGTTAAAATGTTTAACCTATATGTTTATGAAGATACTTGGAATGATAAGAAATTAATTATTAAGCCTTATATTAACTTCTATGATGATACTTATGCAGATGCTTTAGATTGGTCCAATAAAATAGACAGGTCTAAGCCTTTAAGCATTAAGCCTATGAGTGAATTAAATGCAAGGTATTTTGACTATAAGTTTACAAAGGACAATGATTTTTACAATGAGAATTATAATAAAAAATACAATGAAAGCTATGGCGATAGGATTTTTGATACAGAATATGATTTTAGTAAAGAAACAGATACGCTTGAAGTAATATTTGCTTCAAGTGTTTTATATCAAAAAGATGGAACAGATAAGATTTACCCTGCTATATATAAGGTATCTGATAACAACACTAAAGAAAATTCAATGGATAGTGTTATTAGAATATTACAAATTAAAAAGATAACAGGGAGAACGAGTTACAATATTTTAAATGGAGTATCAGTAGTCGACACTATAACCACTTATGGGTATGGTGGACATCTTGACGACCCATTTGCACCAAGTAATGATATTAATTTTGGTGTGCCATTTGAGACTAAGTTTAATACTAGCGGCTATCCAATAGCAAATATATTTAACGCATATCATAGTAATTACATATCGGAAATTACAAGTAAAGATAGTAAGCTACTTACTTGTTCAGCTTTATTAAATACAAATGATATTAATAATTTAGATTTTAGCAAGTACATTTGGATTGATGGAGTTCTATTTAGATTAAATAAGGTTGAGAATTTTAACCCTATGGAATACAACACGACTAAAATAAGTTTATTAAAAGTAATTGAAACAACATACTAATGGCAGAGAATTTAAATTTAAATGTAAACGTAAATACATCAGGTGCTGAAAGCTCTGTTGGTTCACTTAAAAAGCAGCTTAGGGAAGCACAACAAGAAGTTGCAGCCTTATCGGATAAGTTTGGTGCTACATCTAAGGAAGCTATTGAGGCAGCAAAAAGAGCAGGGGAATTAAAAGATAGAATTGGTGATGCTAAAGCATTAACAGATGCGTTTAATCCTGATGCTAAGTTTAAAGCGTTTACTGCTTCATTATCAGGAGTTGCAGGTGGATTTGGTGCAGTACAAGGTGCTATGGCTTTGTTTGGTGCAGAATCAGATAATGTTCAAAAAACATTATTAAAGGTTCAATCAGCAATGGCTATTTCTCAAGGATTACAAGCAGTAGGTGAAAGCATAGATTCATTTAAACAAATGAAGGCAGTAGCTATTGATGCTTTTAAAGGTATTAAGGCTGCTATTGGTTCAACAGGTATTGGATTGTTATTAGTTGCATTAGGTACATTAGTAGCATATTGGGATGATATAAAAGAAGCAGTAAGTGGTGTAGGTGAGGAGCAAAAAAAGTTAAATGAAACATCTAAAGAAAACTTAAAAACTCAAGAAGATAAGTTAGATGCAATAGATGGTCAGTCTAATCAACTAAAATTACAAGGCAAGAGTGAAAAAGAAATACTTGATTTAAAGATTAAGCAATCAGATGAGGCAATCAAGGCTGCTGAAATTAATCTAGCAAATGCTAAGGCTACTAAGGATGCACAGGTAAAAGCAGCAGAAAGGAATAAGCAAATCCTACAAGGTATTATAACATTCCTGTCTGCACCTTTAGTTGCAGTATTAACAGTGGTGGACCAAGTAGGTAAGGCATTAGGTAAGGACTTTGGTTTAGCTGAAGGATTTACAGGTGGTTTAGCTAAGATGGTGTTTGACCCTGCTGAAACAGCAAAAGAAGGAGATAATACAATTAGAGAAGCAGAAGCTGCTCTTAATAAATTAAAAGAAAAAAAGGCAGGTTTTCAATTAGCTATTCAAGGTATTGATAAAGCAGATAGAGCTAAATCTAAGGCTGACAATGATGCTGAACAAAAGAAAATAGATGAGGCTAATGCTATTCTAAGAGAGGCTAACAAAAAATTAAAGTCTCAGGAAGAACAAGAATTTTTAAATATTGAAGAATCTTATAAAGAAAAAAGAAAGAAGTTAAAAGAAGCAGGTATTAAGGATAACGGAGATTTAGCAGCAGCAGAAAAGAAGGAAAGAGATGCAATAACTGATAAGTATGCTAAAGAAGAAGCAGCAAAAATAGAGGCATACGAAAAAGAACTTGCTAAGATTAGATTAGAAAATAAGTTAGCAGCTATCAAGGATGAGAACGAGAAGGCAAGAGCACAGTTAATCGCAGCCTTTGAGCAACAGAGACAAGACATTGATGCTAATGAAAAATATACAGCAGAGCAAAAGATTGCTTTAAAATTAGCTTTAGCTACTCAAGAAGAAACAGCACTTGCTGCATTAAAATTAACAGCAGACAAAAAACAAGCAGAAACAGACATAGCTGACTTAGATAAGGAAATCATAAAAGCAGCAGGAAAGTTTGATGTAGAAAGAGAATTGTTAGATAACAAGGATGCTTTACTCAAAGATTCATTTGATAAAGGATTGATAAATGAGAAGGCTTACAATGAAGGCGTAGAGGCAAATGCTAATGCTAGAATAGAAATTGATAAGAAAGAGGCAGCAGCTAAGATTGAGAATGCAATGAAAATCTCTGCATTGCTTAGTGGTTTGTCAGATGTAGTAGGTAAGGAAACAGCAGCAGGTAAAGCCTTCGCTGTAGCTAGTGCAACCATTGATACTTATTTGGCAGCAACAAAGGCTTATCAATCAATGTCAGGTATTCCTATTGTCGGTCCTGCATTGGGAGCAGTAGCTGCAGGTGTTGCAATTGCAGGTGGTATAAAGAATGTAAAAGCAATTATGGGTGTTAAAGTTCCCGGCGGTGGTGGCGGTTCTAATCCTACAATGCCATCTGTATCAACTTCTGCACCTATGACACCACAATTACCAATGGCGCAAACAACAAACATCAGTCAACAATCAATTAATGATATTGGCAATCAAGCGGTTAGAGCATATGTAGTTGAAAGCGATGTAACTAGCAATCAACAAAGGATAGCTGCAATAAGACAAAGAGCAAGATTTAGTTAATATTTAATAAAACACTATTTATGAGTATGGAATTACCTTTATATATGTTGGAAATATCGGATGACTTAAACGATGATGCAGAGGTGCAATTCGTTTCATTAGTAGATAGACCTGCGATTCAAAAGAATTGGAATGCGTTTAAGAATGAACAGAAGTTTCAGATTGTTAGTGAAGATAAGCGTATTATTAGTGGGTGCGCTATGTTGGCTGATACTCCTATCTTTAGGAGTGATGCTAGTTTTGGCGATTACTATGTTGCATTTTCTAAAAATACTATTACAAAGATTGTACAGAAATTCTTTAAGAAAGGTTACCAAAACAATGTAAACTTAATGCACGACCCTAATCAAATAGAGACAGGGGTAACTATGTTTGAAAGTTTTATTAGCGACAAAGCAAGAGGTATTGAGCCAATGAAAGGTTTTGAGGATGCTCCAAACGGAAGTTGGTTTGTATCTATGCTAGTAGAAAATGATGAAGTATGGAACAAGGTTAAAGAAGGGTTAATTAATGGCTTCTCTATTGAGGGCATATTTAATTACACTCCTAAATTAACTAATGAGGAAATTAAAATGCAGAAGATAATAAACATATTAGAACAAGTTTAGTTCTAAGTGATAAACAATTATATTTATTAACATTTAAATAAAAAGAAAAATGAATACAAAAGAAGCATTAATGCAAATAAGAGCCTTATTTGAAGATATGCCACAAGTTGTTGAGCCTATGGTACCTGTTGCGCCCGTTGCAGCTGAAGTAACAAAGGTAGAAATGGCTGAATATTCTTTAGTAGATGGAACTAAGGTTATGATATCTGCATTAGAAATTGGTGGTATGGTAGAAATGGCTGACGGCACTCCTGCTCCTATGGGAGAGCATCAATTAATGGATGGTACATCTATCCAAGTTGATGAATTAGGTGCTATCGTAGAAATCTCTTCTCCAAAAGAAGATATAATTGTAGAAGAACCTGTTGCTCCTGCTGCTCCTGTGCCACCTGCACAAGACACAGATGCAATGATTGCAGAGTTAAAGAATGACTACGAGAAGAAAAAAATGGAATTAGATGCTAAGATTGCTGAATTAGAAAGCAAGGTAAAGAATGGTTTTGCACAAGTAGCTGAATTAGTACAAGCACTTTCAAACACACCAACTGCCGAGCCTACTCAAAAAGCATCAAACGCATTTCAATCATATGTAAGTACTAATGATAGTAAATACGAAAGATTAGAAAAATATAGAAACGCAATTTTAAACAAATAAATTAATAAACAATGGCATTTTCAGTAAGCACATTAGCGAACTATACTAAAGAGAACGAAGCATTATTGGTTACTTCTTCAGTATTAGGCGCAAAAACTGCATCTTTAATTAAAAGTGCAGGTAACGTAATGGTTGGTGTAAAGTCTGCAGAGACTATCAACATTATGGATACAGATGCATTCTTTCAAGCAGGTGGTACTTGCGGTTGGAACGCATCAGGTACAACTTCTTTCACACAAAGAACAGTAACAGTAGGTAAAGTTAAAGTACAAGAGGCTTTATGTCCAAAGACATTAGAAGCTAAGTATTTACAAAAGGCTTTACCAACAGGTTCTATGTATGATTCAATTCCTTTCGAGCAA